GAGGCCGCCGCTGCCGCGAGTGAGTCGAACGCAGCGACCTCGGAGACCAACGCCGCCAACAGCGCGGCAGCTGCAGCCGTCAGCGAAGGCAACGCGGCCACCAGCGCGGGTGACGCGGCTGCGAGCGCTGCGGCTGCCCTTGCGTCTGAAGGCAATGCTGCGACCAGCGAGACCAACGCCGCCAACAGTGCGGCGGCGGCAGCCATCAGCGAGACGAATGCGGCCACCTCGGAAACCAACGCCGCCACCTCGGAGACGAATGCGGCCACCTCCGAGACCAACGCCGCGAACAGCGCTGCAGCTGCGGCTGCGTCGGCGGCTGTTGCTGCGTTCTTCGATGTCAGCACCTTCGACCCGACGCCGTCAGCGACCGGGAAGATCCGCCACATAATGACGCGCTCGGCAACCTACGACTTCGACGGCATCGCCGGCACCGGGTTCTGCGGCACGCCGCCCAGCGCTGGCACCGTGTTCACGGTCAACAAGGAGCTGCTGGCCGGCGGCACCACAGCGCTCGGCTCGATGACGTTCAGCCTCGGCTCCAACGATGGCGTGTGGGCAGACTTGGCGGGGGGCGATGAGACCCTGGCTGCCGGCGACCGCATCGAGATAGTGGCGCCTGGAGCAGTGAACGGTATCGTTGACGTGGCGATCACCGTGCCGCTGTTGCTGCCGTAATGCCCAAGAACACTATCATTCCAGCAGCAGGTGGGCCCGGCCCGGCGCCCCCGGTGCCCGAGCAGGGCATTCGCTTCGACCGCACACGTGCAACGAACCTGCGCGGCTACACGCCTGGCGGCGACGAGTCGGACCAGTGGGTCATGTCGTGGTGGCAGAAGGTGGTCGGTGACCTTGGCGTCAACCGGGTGGTGTGGGAGGCGCGCATCGACGCGAACAACTTCTCGCGCTTCGAGGTGGACGCGACCAACCGTCTCATCTTCAGGGCGAACATCGCCGGCGTGCAGGAGGCCTTCGTCGGCATGCAGCGCAACTACGTGGACGTGTCGAACTGGCACCACATCCACCTGTCGTTCAACAGGACCGGCGGCTTCCTGCAGCTGTCGTTCCAGGGCTACGGCTCGCCGACCATCCAACAGATCCCCGTCACCACCATTGCCAACATCCCTGGCTACGCTTGGCTCTCGGGCACCGAACACTTCATCGCGAGCGACGGGCTCGACGCCGATCACTTCAGCGCTTACATCAACGAGATGCACTGCGTGGGTGGTGGCTCGCTGCCGGCGCGCACTGCGTTCGGTACGTTCAACAGCAAGGGTGTGTGGGAGCGCATCGCCTACGCCGGCGGCCATGGCTCTCGCGGGTTCTATCTGAGCTTCGGGCGCACGGTCGACCTTGGCGAAGACTTCAGCGGCAACGCGAACGACTTCACCGTGCACACCAACGGTGGCTCCAGCGACCAGGTCGACGACTGGATGGAGCGCAACTACTGCATCCTCGATGTGAAAGACCACCGCTCGACAGGCACCATCGACGACGGTGCGCTCGACGTGAGCGGTGGCAACGCAGCCGTCACCATGCGCCCCGAGTTCGGCGAGTGGTACTACGAGGTAGACGGTGTCGGCATCGTGTGGGACACGGGTGTGTCTGGACCCTTCGACCCGATCATTGCCGGCCCGGCCTCGGTGAACTTCGGCCAGCTGCCGTTCGTGGACGTGGGCCCCAGCGGTGGCGAGCTTACGGTGAACAGCAACAACTTCCCCGCGACCGACACTGACATCGCACGCAACTACGTGGGCGTCATCGAGTGGAACGGCGAAGCCACTAACCCCCGCGACATTCTGACCGGGCAAGGGCAGAGCACCGTCTACGACATCGAGTACGCCGACCTGCTTGGCCGCAGCGACCTGGTGTGGGCGAAGAAGGCAGGCCCCGCCGGCACGAACTGGTATCAGGCGCACCGCTTGCGCCCGGCTGCGCAGCTGCCCATCAACACGGGCGGCGCAGAGGAGACCGTAAACGCCAACGGGGTCATCACCGAGCTGCTCGACCCAGGCCCCGGCTTCGAGGTGACCGATGGCGCGACCGACAACGACAACTTCAACGAGTTCGGCAACAAGTACAACTGCTTGGCACTGACGGTGCTGCGCTATGCGCAGAACATCCAAGTGACTACCAACGACGAGAGCGACGCCGAGGAGATAGTCAGCAGCGGTAGCTGCGACACTGGGTCGAGTGACCTGGAGCTGGGCTCGGAAGATGGCGGCTCGGGCAGTGCCGAACAGATCGTCGGGATGCAGTGGAAGAACGTGCGCATCCCGCAGGGCGCCACCATCAACGAGGCCTTCGTGCAGTTCATGGTGGACGCGCCGCGCAACGACCAACCGAACGACCTGGAGATCTGGGCCGAGGACATCGACGACGCGCCCGAGTTCACCGACACCGACGACGACATCAGCGACCGGACCCGCACCAGCGCGAGCGTGCTGTGGTCGCCACCCGAGTGGACATCAGCGCAGGACCGTGACGCAGACCAGCGCACGCCTGACATCGCGGTGCCCATCAAGGAGGTGGTCGACCGTGGAGGGTGGGCGATCGGCAACGACATGGCTGTCATCATTCAGAACGAGAGCGGTGGCACGGTGGGCCGGCACGAAGCAGAGGCAGGTAACGCCGGCACGCCAGCCGAAGCCGTCGGACCCATGCTGCAGGTGGCGTGGCAAGAGGGCACCGTGGACAACGGTCTGTCGCTCTTCACCTACGACGGTGTCGGCACGATCGCGCAGGTGATGCACGGTCTCGATGAGGTGCCAGAGTTCTACGCCATCAAGCGACTCGACTCCGGGGAGAACTGGCGGTGCTACCACGAGGGGATCGAACTCGCGCTGCCGGCGCCCGAGGACGGCTACCTGTCGCTCAACCTGACGAGCGCTGCTGTCGACAGTCAGTTGACCTGGAACGACACGCCGCCCGACTCGACGTTCCTCACGGTGAGCACGACCGACCCGGTGAACGCACAGGGTGGCGAGTACGCCGGCATGGCGATGCGCAGCATCGACGGGTTCTCGAAGGCCTTCCGCTACATCGGCAACGGCAGCGCTGACGGTCCCGAGATCTATCTGGGATTCAAGCCGCGGTTCATTCTCATCAAGCGCACGCAGGTGGCGAGCAACTGGGTGTCGATGATGAAGGTCACCGACATCATTGCGGCGCAGAACAACCAGTTCAACCTGATGGACTCGATGGGCTTTCTCAACACCACCGACAACATGTTCAACAACATCGGCATGCACGCGCAGGCGAACGGCTTCAAGGTCGTCGACACCGACGCCGCGGTGAACGTCAACGCTGCAGAGTACGTCGGCATCGCGTTCGCCGAGGCGGGGTTCCCCGTCAACAAGGCAAGCTACTGAGGACAGCAACATGAGAGCACTACTCTTCGGCCTCCTCCTGGGCGTCAGCTCGGCACATGCCGGTGGCCCCCTCATCGACAACAGCGAGACGCACAAGCAGAAACAGATCGCGGTGCAGGTGACGAAGGCCGGCGCGGCTGCTGCAGCTGCTGGTGGTCCATCGAGCGCGACCGTCACCATGCCGGCGGGGGTGAAGCAGAACTTCCCACCGGTCGCGGCCAACCCCAACGCACACCCACCCAGCGCGCAGTGTCGCTTCGGTGAGAGCGGCACGCTCGGTGTGCAGGAGTTCGGCCTCGGCTATAGCGGTAGCTTCTGGGATCGCATCTGCGGCCTGTGGCTGGCCGCACAGCAGACCACCGGGGACGCCAGGGACGAAGCAGCCACCGCGGCCTTCTGCCTGACCATGAAGGATGCCGGCGTGCAGAGCCCCACGTGCGTGGACTGGAGCACCGAGCAGGGCACCCTGATGGTGGCCGCCGAGAAGCGCGTCCAGATGAGCGACAACAAGGCGACCATCGTCTTCGGCGGCTCGGGCAGTGGCGGCTGGAACTAACTGGGCCATGGTGATGAAGGTCGGCACCGGGGTGGCCTCGCTGGGGGCCATCGTTGGGTTGGCTTTCACTGCCTGGTTCGCTATCACTGACACCGTTGCCGGGGAGGCTCGCACCCGGCAGGTCGAGATGCACGCCATGCAGCTGCAGAGGGACGCCGACGAGGTGGCCTTCAGCATCTACCAGGTGACGCACAAGCTCGACGAGATTGACGCTCGGGTCTCGCACAACAGGGTGCGCCGCGGTGACGACACGCTGTACAAGCAGCTCGAACGGGAACTCGACATTCTGATACGACGGCAGGAGCAGGTGCTCGATGCCCTCGAAGACCAACTGAAGGAGAAGTGACATGCCGAACGGTGGAGGTAACGTGTGGGGCAACCTGGGCGCGCAGGGATTCCAAACCACCGGAGAGGGTGGACAGCAAAACGTCGGCGGCGGATCCGGCCTGACTGCCGGCGAGGGCGGCACGGGTGTCGGCGACCTCTCGGGATGGATGGGGCCGAAGGATGAACCGGACCCCGGTCCACAACCACACGTGCCGGTGATCCGTGAGGCGCGCAACGTGCAGCGAGCGAACATCGACCGATCGTCTCTGTACGATCCGACGCAGGCGACGCAAGCGCTCGGCACCGACTACCTGCAGACACGCAACGCATCGAACCCCCAGCCGCTGGGGTCAAGTGGCGCCGGCGCGGTGGGCTACGACTTCACGCCGAGCGATGAGAGGTTGTACTGATGGCACGGGATCCGACGACGACGCAAGAATACAAGGACATGAAGGCGCGCTTCGACCAGCGCCAGGCGTCCGGTCACTGGACTGGCAAGACCCAGGCGCAGCGTGACGCCGAGAAAACGGCACGCAGAAAGCGAACGGTCGAAGCCAGCAACAGTACTGTGGCTCGCGGCATCGGCTCGCTACCGGGCCGCGGTCGGGAGATCGACAAGTACGTCGAGATGCTCGGGAAGAAGTGAGAGCGCTGCTGACGCGCACTTCCACGTCCCCGCTCGGCACGCTCGGGGTGCTCGCGCTCGATGGCTTTGAGTGCGTGACCATGGAGCCACCGTGGCAGAACAACGAGCCGAACGTCAGCTGCATCCCGCCCGGCGAGTACCAGTGCCACTGGCACAAGTCGCCGCGATACATGTGGGTCTACGCGCTGCTCGGCATCGAGGGTCGCAGCCACGTGCTCATCCACCCTGGCAACATCGTGCGGCACACGAAGGGCTGCATCCTTCCCGGCCAACGTGTCGGGGTGCTCGGTGGTCTGCCGGCAGTGCTTGCATCTCGTCACGCAACGCGCCGGCTGTTCGACTACCTGGCGAAGCGACCGTTCACACTGGAGGTTGAGTATGCTTGATCTACTGATGGGAGTTCTGAGCGGTGGCGTGACCGGGTTGCTCGGCACAGTCATCAGTGGCGGCATGAAGTTCTTCGAGAACAAGCAGAAGCACGGTCACGAGCTTGCCATCATGCAGGCCGAGAACGAGCAGATGGTGGTCGAGGCGAACATCGCCAAGGACATTGCCGAACTCGACATGGAGTCGAAGGACCGCACCGCGGCCTGGTCGGCGCTCGAAGCGAGCTACAAGGAGAGCACCACCCGCATGTCGACCGGCGACTCTGCCTGGCTAATCGTGGTGGATGTGGTGCGCGGCCTGATGCGCCCGGTGATCACGCTGGGCACTCTGGTGCTGATGGCTGTGATCTTCTTCACGGTGGCCGATGGCATGAACGGGCCCGACGGTATCCCGGTCACGGTGACCATCATCCAGACGGTGCTGTACATCGCCACCACCTCGGTGCTGTGGTGGTTCGGCACCCGCAACATGAGCAAGAAGTGATGGCAGGGAAAAAGAAGAAGGCAGCGAAACCGAAGCCGGCACCTGTTGTGCCTTACCCAGAGCCACAGTGGTGGGAGCGGTTGACGACGAGGGTGTCGTCGATGGGGTCGCGGGAGTGGACGGGGCTGGGGGTCTTCTGCGGCCTCGTGGTTATTGTTCTGGTTCTGTACCTGACCTACTAGCGCGCACCGCGGCGTTGATCTCCTCGGCCTTCGCGAGAAGGTGCGAGCTGTAGGTGTAGGCGCCCCACGAGCAGCTCCAGCAGATGACGCCGGGCCAGACGCTCAGGCCGGCGAACGCAGCCAGGGTGAGCGGCACACCGACAGCCATGGCAGCGAACGATGTCTGGTTGAGCCAGCTCGCGATCATGAGCAGGCGCCGCACGTGCCGGCCAGCGGCGAGCATTTCAGTCCTGGTCATCGTCGGCCCCCTTGTGTCGGAGGTAGGCGTGCACGGTCTCGTGCGGGTCGAGGGTCTCGCCGTGCTGCTCGTTGTAATACGTCACCCCGTCTTCGAGCTTGGCCCACCAGGCGCCGTCAGGGGCATCCTCGTCGTCGTGGACGGAGAGGTAGGCGAAGAGGTAGTCGTCGGTGTTGTGCTTGGCGTGGGGCACGAGCGTGTCTCCTGGTAGGTGAGCACGTCCCTGTGCTCGTGGTCTCCCCTTCCTTCAGACAGTTATCGGCTCTTCTTCGAGAACCTTGACGGGCGCCTCGGGGATTTCTGACAGCTTCGCCCAGTCGGGCGTCTTGACGAACTTCGGCAGCTCGGGCACGAAGTTCAGTGCCGGCATCGGTGGCACCGGGCACAGCGACTTGAACCCCTCCTCCATGAGGGCCTGGATCTCCGTCGCCGTGAGCGGCTTCTCGTCGGCCTTGCCACCGAAGTCAGCCGCGGTGAGCACCTGGAGCGAACTCTGCGCGGCCTTGTTCATCAGGTCGGCCATGCCTTCGCTGCGTGCCGGCGGCATTTCCCCGCTCTTGTAGTGGTCGAGCTTCGGGTCGCCACTGTCGAACGCCCTGATGAGCTTCTTGCACTCGTAGGGTAGCTCGCCCTGCTCCTCCTTGTGACGGGGCACGGTGACGGTGTGCAGACTCTCTGCCTTGATGCAGTCGTTGGGGTGCATGATCACCGGGAACATCGGTGCCTCCAGGCGCACCTCCTTGTGGTGCCACCGAACGTGCCAGCTGTTGCCCGAGATCTGCACAAGGTCCACGTTGCTGGTGTGCATCTTGATGGCTCGGGCGATCATGCAGTTCTCCCCGTCGCCAGGTATGGCTGCCGGGAAGTCTTGGATGGGCCTGTTGCCCATGTGCTGGCGCAGGTAGTTCACCCACGATAGCGCTGCACCGATGTAGTGTGTCGGCATCATGCTGCTTTCCTCTTCTTGTTGATGCGCGTAACCTTGCGCTCGCCCAGGATTTTCGCCAGGCGAGCACTCCACACGTCGAGGTTGTGGGACCGCGACATGATGGCGCGCACCGAGCGCTTGTTGAGCCAGTAGCGTACTGACTGATAACACCGACGGCATAGCCCCGTGCAGTGAACCTCGCGACCGCAGTTCTCGATAGAGCAGCGGTCTTTTCGCTTGCGTGTCATCTCTCCTCCTATGCCAGCTTGCGTGCTGGCGTCTCCTCGTAGTACCAGGTCGGGCCTGGCGTGTTGTCGCCGGCATCCTTGCCGGCAGGTTCGAGCGCAGCCTCGATGGCATCGCGGTTGAACTCGATGGTCGATGGCGAGAACACTCGCCACCAGTTGCTGTTCTCGAACTCGACGAGGGCCGCGTCAGACCATGCGCCGAGCGTGAGCCCGAAGAAAAAGATCGCGAGCTTGCGCATCAGTGCTTCTTCCCTGTGATGCCCAGGTTCTCACTCACCAGGGCGTTGAGCTTTGCCAGCGCGGCCTTCGACTCGATGTGTCGACGGTCGTCTGCTGGCAGGTTGTCGACGGCGTGCTGGTGCTTGATGCGATCCTGCGCCGCCTTCAGCGCGGCATACTCCTCGTCGTCGATGCCCTCGCCCATCAGCGCCAGCCTGGTGCGGATGGCAGCGAGCGCTGTGGTGGCCGACTCGACTACGTGCTTGACCAGCGCTTCGTCGGTCAGCCCGTCTCGAACACCGATGGACACCGCGCACGAGATGAGCGACGAGGTGAAGTCGGCGTTACTCAGCTCGCAGTCGCGATGCACGTCGAACATCACGTCGGCCAGCTCGGCTACGGTTTTCGTTTTCATTTTCTCGATTCCTTGTGGAGGGCGTCGTACCAGATGTTGATGGCGCCCTTGTTGACTGAAGCTCCACCGAGCAGACGTGCCGGGTGGACCTTGAAGATGACAGCAGCACGAGACAGGTTGTCGAGCGTCGCCGTGCCACCGCGCAGCCACTTGTAGACTGCCGCCTCGCTCACTCCCATCAGGCCGGCGAACTCGGAGCGAGTCATGCGCAGGTGGTGGAGGTGGCGGGACAGGGTGTCAGCCCACAGTGCGTTGATCGGTTTCATTGGTGCTCCTCAGTGCGTGGTGCATCTGCAGTTGTTGGGCGGCGACGGTCCTGCTCTTGGCTTGCGGCAGGCGCTCGTCGTCGGGGGTGAGAGCCCAGAAGCAGCTCGGGCTCAGTTGGTCGACCCACCCGAGGTGGTTGTCGTCTGCGTCGAGTACCGACCACCGCTCGTAAGGGGCAGCCGGCACCCAACACAGACGCAGGCATTGCAGTCGCATGTTACCGGACCACCTTCTTCGCGGTGCACTTCACGCTGGTGGTGACCGAGCGCTTCGTGTTGCCGGCAATCATCTGCACGGTGGCGCCGAGCTTCTCAGCGACGCGCTTCCAGGCGACGGTCTTGCGCTCGGACTCGAACACGGTCACGTCGTAGAGATCACCCTCGTGGGTGCCGAGGCCTTCCTCGATGAGGGCATCCTTCATGGCGCGCTCCTCGCGCTGCATCTCCTCGATGGTGGCCTGAAGGGTGCCGAGCTGGTCGGCGAGCGTAAGGTTGGACTTAGCCATGTTGCGTCTCCTCTGTGTGTGCAACGTCAATCGCAGGACTAGGGTACTGAACCAGGGGTTGAGTGTCAACCCCCCATCTTGTAGTAGCGGTCGGGGCGTTTCGGTTCTTCGGTCTCGCCCATGATGTACTCCACATCCACCACGTCGCCCGAGGACAGCTCGTCCCAGTGCTTGATGACGTAGCGGTGGGCCTCGAACATCGTGCGGCGCTCGGGGGCCCCTGGCTGGCAGTAGGGGTCGGCTGTCATGATCCCCTGGCCTGGGTTCAGCGGCACCATCAGGACGTACTGACGGTGGTCGGAGGGCTCCAGTCCGTAGCCAGTGCGGCTGAATGCCCACACCTCGGCCTCGGTCTGGGGGTTGGGCTGGATGGCGAGGCAGGGCATGCAGGTGGCAACGTCGCGCACCTCGATGATTTTCACGATAGCGGTCATCACCAGCCCTCCTTCTCGATGGTGTTCATGTCGTCGAGCAGGTCGTCCAGCTCGGACATCAGGTCGACGTGGGTCACCCAGCAGGGACCGTCCACGAAGTGATCCTCGCCGACCGGGTCGCCGGGTGCGTAGTGCGTCGTGCCGTAACCGGTGGCAAGCTCGGCGTTGTCGCGAAGCTCGGCGACGGTGGCGATGACCCTGTCGCGCACGAGCTGGCGCAGCGGCTTGCGGTGGCCTGGCTCGCTGGGGCGCTGGCCGATGGGACCGAGCGCACGCTGGCGGATCTCGTACTCGCGATCCTCGCGGTCACGCTCCTTCGCGATGTCTTGGCAATCGTCGTAGCTGGTGCTCATGTCAACGTCTCCTTCAGTGCTGCCTTCGCAGTCTTGGTGATGCCGAACGTCTTGCCGAACTTCAGGATGCTCCTGGCAGCTCGCTTGACGGGGTAGGGTTTGTCGCGGAACGTCGCCGGCACCATGTGTCGCTCTTCGTCGAAGGGGACGTTCGCGAGCTTGATGCCGGCACTGTCGATGGGGATGATCCGCAGGTACTTGCGCCCCCGACCGAGAAGGATGGCCGTGACCACCCCTCCCTCGTCGGTGCGCCACTTGACTACTGATGCGCTCACTCGCAGTGCTCCCATGTGAAACGTCAATGCGCATAGTACCATGACTCGGGGTTGAGTGTCAACTCGCAGTTGAGGCGAGCACTTTCGGGCAGGTCGGGCGCTTGTAGAATCCGAAGCTCTCGTCGCGGTCACTCTTCGTGACGGCAGCGGTGAAGCTCACGCGCTTACCACGCAGCGTGGCGAGGGTCTCTTCGCCGTCGAGCGCAGCGGCAGGGATGGTGCCCCACACCTTGAAGCCGCGGTCGTCGATGACCAGCCACTTGTACTGCGTGCCGTAGTCGCTGTCCTGCAGCTTCGTGGAGAGCACCTCACCCGTGATGTCGATGCGACCCTCGACGACGGGGGTGGCTTCGGGCATGCGCTCGTCGCGCTCGATGCGCTCGGCCTTCCACTTCTCCTGGCGCTCGATGGCGGCGGGGATGCAGTCGACCTGCTTCTCGCTCAAGGTGCAGCGCTCCATCAGCTGAGTGCGCAGCGACTTAAAGAACTGGATGTCGCGGTACTGCGAGAGCAGGCGCACGCTGGGGTTCTCCTCGACGAAGCGACGCAGCTTGGAGAAGCGACCGCGACGGGCGCGGATCGCCTTCATCACTTTCTCGATGCGCTTGCGCTGGAAGGCGGCGTTGCCCATCTCGAAGCGCTGCTCGGCACACTGCCAGCCGACGGTGATGTAGTGACCCGTGGGGATGTGCTTGAGCAGGGCACCGTGGTGGTAGTGCGCGCCGCAGTGGTCGCACGAGGACCAGCCACCGTGGATCATGTTGCCCTTCTGGGCGAGCAGGCTGTTGACCCGCTCCATGTCGGCGCGGAACTCGTCAATCATCGTGCGAAAGTGCGCCAGGCCGGCGGCACTCATGTCGAAGCCAAGCGGGGGGAGCTTGGTGTAGATGTACTCCTGCACCTCGTAATCCTCGGGGCGCAGTACGTTCTCGTGGTGGGGGTCGGTTCGCTTCGTCATCTGTCAGTCTCCTATGCAACGTCAAGACGAAGCATAGTCAACTGGCAGTTGAGTGTCAACCCCCGGTATCAGAAGGGGATGTCGTCATCAAAATCAGGGACTTGCGCCTGTTCCGGTTGGGCTCGGGGCGCGCTCTCCTGGTGCGCCGGCTTCGCCTTGGTCTTGAGCATCTGCATGTTGCGCATCTTCAGCTCGGTGAAGAACCGGCGCTGCCCGTCCTTCTCGTACTCGCGGGTCTCCAGCTCACCCTGCACGTACACCTCGTCACCCTTGCCGAGGTACTCGGTGCACACCTCGGCCAGCCTGTCGAAGCCGACGACGTTGAACCACTCGGTGTGCTTCGGCTTGTCGCTGTCCTTCGGCACGTAGCCCTCGACGGCGACGCTGAACTTGGTGACTGCCTTGCCACCTGTGGTGTACCGGGTCTCGGGGTCTTTCCCGAGGCGCCCGATGATCTGGACGTTGTTAAGGTTTGCCATCGTTCCCTCCGGTGATGATCAGGCTGACACGGTTTTCGAGTTCGGCGCCGGGTACTTCCTCGCCGGCCTTGAGCTGCTTGCGGATGGCAGTCTTGTCGGGCGCCTTCGAGGTGGTGATGCGCATCAACTGTGTCGGCACGTCATCCTCGCACGTGATGGTGACCGCGGTCGATGCGCGCAACCGGATGGTGAAGGCAGGCGTCTCGACCAGCTTCTTGCCGGCAATCTCCAGCGCGTGCTTGAGATACATCCGCAGGTAGTCGGCGTTGGCTTCGATGGTGGCGATGCGCTCGCGGAACCGCTTCGCCTGCTCCTTCATCATCTCGGCACGTGCGGCGATCCCCTGGATGGCATAGACCACCTTCTCTGCTTTCACCTCGAACGCACCCTCGACACCTTCGAGCGTGTCGCTGTACGTCTGCGGGTCGAGGTGCTCCTCCATGTAGACAAGTTCGGTGAGCTGCTGGGTGAGTTCGGAGAGTGTTGTCATAGTTTGCTCCCGGTGTGTGGATCGATGGCTCCCCGGTCGTCGCCATCCTGTGGTCCTACTAGCAGTGGGTCAGGCACCGGCACGTAAGCGGTGATGGGTCGCCAGAGGTGCAGGCATGATGGGTGGCAGTTCACATACACCGACTTCGGCGGGTGGTACTGCAGCACGGTGTCTTCGTCGCCCCAGAACGTGTCCTTCACGTGGCACATCTCGCGCCACTTTGGGATCTGATACGTGCCGCCCGATGCAGCGGCGTTGCCCGTCTGCACGGTGACCGACACGTGCTCCCAGCCGGCACCGTCGGAGGCGATGCAGTACAGGCGCCTGCCCTTGTACGGCAGGACGAAGACACCGTTGTTGCCGAAGGCCGGCGTCGAGTTCAGCGCGTGACCGGGACCGAAGGTGGCCCGATACTTATCGGGTGCCTTGAACATCAGAAGGGCACGTCGTCGCCAGCGACACCGTTGGGCAGGTTGCCAGCACCGGATGCTGCGAGCCAGCGCGTCTTCTCCTGGTCCTTCACCCCGAGCAGCATGCCACGCACGAAGTCAGGCGCGCCCTTCAGCTCGGGTTGCATGCCGGTCCACGCCGCGATGAGCTGGCCCTCGTCGTTGCACCCCTGGAGCTGCAGCGCTTGGCGTTGGCCCCAGGCCTCCCACCCCTTCTGGGCGGCTTCGTCCTTCGCCACGGTGGCGGCGTGCTTCTCGGGTGGGCCCGGCAGGCGAGCTGCTGGTGGTGGCTCCAAGCTCGCAGCGTGCCCGTCGTCGTCGGTGGTGTTCAATCCCAGCACCGTCATCAAACTGTAACGCCGGCAGTAGGTCAGGGCCGACCCGAAGGCCTGGGCGTCGGCCTTGCGCGCCGGGATGAACAGGGTGCTGCGTCGCCACTCGCCAGACTCCACGTGCACCAGGGTGGTGGTGACCATCGCACCGCGGGGATGTGGGTGTGGCTCTTGCAGGACCAGCAACCCGAGCGCCTGCAGCGGCGAGCGGATGGCGTTCCACACTGCCACCAGGTCGGCGTAGGTGGACTTGAGGTGGTCGTTCTCCGAGGCCTTCTTGATGGGGTCGAGCTGCGCTTGCAAAGCCAGCAGCGCGGGGAACATCTTGGTGTGGGTCTTCGAGCACTCGGGGATGTAGTTGGGCGGGATGGCGAGGGGCTCAGGCGCAGGCGCAGTCATCGCAGGGTGCGTGTCGGGCATCAGATTGTCTCCGGTTGCAACGTCACAGGAGACCAGAGAGTAGCGCTTCAGGGAGGGTCCGACCACCCCCTCCCGAAGGAGGGGGCGCCAGAGACGTTGCACGGTGACAATCAGAAGAGACTGCTCGTACTACTCGGTGGTGCTCAACACGGGGGGAGAGCCCGGCTCCGAGGTGACTGAAGGATAGCACAGGTTGATCGTTGCCAGCACCAGGCGTATTGTCGATGGTGACGTTGGTGGTGATGCTCAAGAAGAGCGTCAACCCCCGCGCATACAACTATCTCGTCACGGCCATGCTGTGCTGGACGCTCTCGTAGCACCAGCGGCATGGCATAGCGCGCTACTGGGGGACCGGCCAAGCGCAGCGGTGAACGTATCGGCAAGCCGCGAGACCGGACGGTGTTGGAAAGCACTGACAGTTGCCGACCTGCACGCCTCGTGTCCGAAACACGCTCGCTGTGGGGGTCTCGCATACACTGCTGGTGTAGGAGAACTCCTGCGCCACGGAACCGAACCCGCTCATCGGGAAGAAAAAAAAGAAGGGGACCGACATGTGGAGAAAACTACTGGGCATGCTGCTCTGCTTCATGGGTGATCACAGTTGGACGTGCGCTGCCGAGGAAGGCATCAAGGCCTCCGACATCCCCACGGTGAAGAGGCTCATCGACCAGGGCCAACACTTCGCCGGCTTCACCCTCTACGCCAAGATGTACTGCCGGCGTTGCGGTCACATCTACATGGGACACGCCAGCAACTTCGGGAGCGACGAATGACAACGTACACGTACCCATGCCCACACTGCGGAAAGAAGCTCGACATGTCGACCGGCATCGGCAAAGCCGACAGCGACGAGCTGCTCGATGAGAGCTTAGTGCCGAAGCCAGGTGACGTGTCGGTGTGTGCGTACTGCTCCGAGGTGTGCACGTTCGATGACGAGATGCAGCTGCGCTGCGCGACCGCTGATGAGATTCAAGACGCCAACCTGGTGGAGCTTGCGCGAGCACAGCGCATCGCCCGGTTGTTTCGCGAGACCATGTCGAAGTGACTGCCATCGTCGCTGCGCAGGTGAGGTGCGAGCACTACTACTGTCGGTGCATGATGGCTGCTGAACTCGCGGCGATGGACATGCTCGAAGCCGCCATCGAGGTGCACTTCAAGAAGGTGCCGTGCCGCATTGCAAAATCCGAGGAGGTGACGTGAGTGCAATCCAAGGGACCATCACCAAGTTCGCCAGCCTCGCAGACGGAACGCTCCGACTCCAGGTTGACGTACATCACGGCGACACATCAGCGGCGCTCGGCCTTCTATGTGAGGTTGGCACCACGGTGGCGTTGGCTCGCCTGGTTGAAGAGCAAACTGACCAGGAACGCTACGATAGTGTCACGACCACCGGTAGTGGACGGCAGGTCGATGACGAAGAGGAGGAGGCGAGACCCCCCATCAACTCCACACCGACAGCGGTCGGGTCGAAGCGGGATCCGCTGACCGGCCAGATACTCAAGCACTTTTACATGGGCGGGTTCTTTCAATCGCCGAAGGTGCTGCGCGCCCTGGCCGACAGTGACCACGGTGACATCGACTTCCTGCTGTGGCTCAAGTCTCAGGTGTGCTGGCACTGCGGCAAGCAGGAGATGCACATCGACGAGGCGACCGGCACCACCCACTTTTTCGTGCAGGCTGCCCACGTGCGACGGGTCTCGGCTGGCGCCGGCACTGGCATCAAGCCCCAGTTTTCTGCTATACCTCTCTGTGACGCCTGTCACACCATCCAACACGCCGTCGGCGAGAGCGGGATCGCTCCGCGAGAATGGTGGGAAGAGAAAGCAGCGAAGGCCCGGCAAGAATGGGGCCACCAGAGACTGCGCGAGGTGTTCGCGACTGACTCAGTCAGTGCGACCGTGAGCGTGGACGACCTATGGGCGTGGCTAAAATCGAAAGACCTGCTGAACTACGTGCCGGCGAAGGTGCGGCGTAGTGTCGAACAAGGGCAGCGAGCGCGAGCATCAGGAAGCGCTGGTGCAGTGGGTGAGGACGCAGTGGTGGAGGGATAGCTTTGCCCACTGGCCGAACGAGCGCGCATCGAAGAGCGAGCGCCACCACATGTGGCTCGCCGGCGTCACCGCGGGACCGCTCGACAACTGGCTCTTCCTCCCACGTGCCGGCTACTGCGGTGCGGTGTCCGAACTCAAGCGACCAGGCGCGCCACCGTCTGCCGTCACCGAATCCCAAGCCGACTGGATCACGAGACTAGATCTGTGCGGCTTTTACACGGGGGTGCACTACGGATGGGACGAAGCTCGCGAGTTCTTCGACGAGTACGTGAGAGCACCTTCCCTGCCCGATGCCGACCCGGTAGTGGACAGCGTGGTGCGCTCGATGCGGGTGAAGGGATTGGTGTGAGGTTCTGGACGGGTGTGCTGTACGGCATCCCCCCGAGCATCGCACTCTGGGCTGTGCTCATCGTCGTGATGGTGCGCTGGTGAGTCTCTCGTGTGATTGCGGCTGGGATGAGGGCCCCGAGCTGTGGCAACCCGAGGACCGCACGGCGCGCAAGCAGCATGTCTGCGGGGAGTGCCGGCGCACCATCGAGCCAGGCGACGAGTACCGGCGCATCTTCTACGTCTACGAGGGCGATGCCAGCGCGCATAAGATGTGCGAGCGGTGCGCTGACCTCGACGACTCCCTCGCCGCGCTCGGTTTCTGTTGGGCCATGGGGGAGCTGCGCGAAGCTCACCTTGAATACATTCAGGAGTACGTGCCCTTCACCTGGAGCGATGATGAAGAGACCCAGTTGTGGAACGGTCGGACCCTGGAGAGCTTCGACATTAGGAGCGCGGCATGAAGACCTGCCTGCTATCGTTCAGTGGAGGCCTCGACTCGTTGGCCGCGGCGATCGTGCTCAAGGAGCAGGGCTACGACGTGAGGCTCGGGCACGTCGTGTGGCTCATCCAGGGCACCAACTTCGGAGAGGTGCAGACGCAGGCCGCGCACACCCTGGCCGGCGAGCTGAACCTGCCCATCGAAATCCTGGCGCGCATGATGTTCCCCGTGACGAGCTTCGCCAAGTACAGCTGGGTGCCGGTGTGCATCTCGACCATCATGCACCACGCCGGCGACCCCTGCGTGTACCCGGCAGACAAGGCGCACCGCTACGACAGCGTGGCGTTCGGCACCGACTTCCTCGAAGTGCCCGAGCACGACAACCGCATCAGGCGGTGGTGGCTGACCGCAATGCAACAGTACGCCTACGCCGGCGAGGTGCTCTACCCTCTCGAAGGCCTCGAACGTGCCGAGCGTGCTGAACTGGTGCCGGCGTACATGCGCGAGATGACGGTGGCCTGTTACCTGGGACCGTCAGCCGAAGAGCCGTGCGGTGTCTGCTACAAGTGCATCGGCCAATGACGGTCGCCGACACTTCGATGGAGGCCTACCGCATTGTCACTGCGCTCGGCATCACCGCGAAGCAGCAGCTGCACCTCCTCCGTCACCTGGCCGCCGCCGAAGAGCCGCTCACCCGAGCAGAACTCGAAGAGCGCTCAGGCATTCGCCTCTCCTCGGTGTGCGGTGCGGTGAACTACCTGCTGCATAAGCGTGAGCCGCCGGCACTGGTCGAACTCCCCCCGCGGGTGTGTCGTGTGACGAAGTACAAAGCGCACCCGGTGTGGGTCGCAGCCCTGAACAACACCCCGGTACTCGAACCAGTGGACGAACGCGATGCGCAAAGCCAAGCTCCCGATGCACAACTACCCCTCTGGGGTGGTGACCGAGTGGTCCCACGTTGATGGATGGACCGAAGACTGGTGCCCAGCGCCGTGCCCAGACTGTGGGGGAACGAAGGCGTGCCCGGTCTGCGTCAGGCGCATCGAGCTTCTCGTGGAGCAGGTCACGGGACGGGTGTTCACGACCGGGTTGCCATCAGCCGTCGGTTCAGTTGGAGTACAGTCCACCCTTCCACTTTAGGCGATGCGAGGATTGTCCCCATGGCAGGCATGCCCCTGACGAACCAGTGCCCCTGTGCCCGTAAGCAGCGTCTCCCCGAGGTAGCCGACCCCGAGAACCTCCCACCCTACGGTGCCGGCGACCGCACGCTGTGCATCTACTGCGACCGCATCCTGTTCAACACGCTGCCAGGCAACAGGCCTGACCACGCTGCATGGGATGACGAGGTGAACCCCAGCGACTTCGGCCAGGCGGTAGCAGCTCGTGCTCGCGCCGGTCTCATCCGCGGCAGACCCATCGACAACCCCCCAGTGAGAAACCCCAAGCCACGACCCTGACCATCATCGGGTTGACGTATACGTAAAGCCCGGTAAGGTGCGGTCAAACCGCATGCGGGGTAGCGCTCGGCGTGTCGTCAGGGTCACTGGACAGGCATCGGTGAACTCCACGGCACGTCGAGTGTGGCTCTTCTAAAGTAGAGATGGCTGGACCGAACAAACCCAAGACTGGTGGGCGCAAGGCCGGCACCCCCAACAAGGACAAGGCCGACCTGCTCGCGCAGATCCGTGAGCACATCGGTGACCCGCACTTCCACCCAGTGCTCGCGATGGCCGAGATGGTGACAGCCACAGAGCAGGCCATCGAGAAGGGCAAGAAGGTCACCGTCCCGAAGTATCCACTGTCGACTCGCGAGGCGATGCTGCGTGAGGTGGCACAGTACGTGGCGCCCAAGCTGAAGAGCATCGAGCACACCGCTGACGGCGAAGGCTTCGGCCTCACTCTCCACATGAACCTGGGCGCAGCAGCGAAGAAGGGCAATGGCGCTAGCTGAACAGACCAGTGGACCGCTCGACGTGTACTACGATGCGTCGCCCACCTGTGCCAGGTTCCATCAAAGCGACGCCTTCATCCGCGCCCTGGTGGGACCGCTCGGTAGCGGCAAGTCAGTGGCGTGCGTCATGGAGCTGATGCGCTTGTCGATGGCGCAGTTGCCTGGTCCCGACGGTGTAGTGCGTGCTCGTGGCTGCGTCATCCGCAACACCTACCGCGAACTCAAAGACACCACGCTCAACACCTGGAACGACTGGGTGGTGCCGGCACGTGTCGGTCGATGGGACGAGGTGAACATGACGCTCCACATGGTCTCGCCGAAGATGCACATCGAGATCCTGTTCCGAGCCCTCGACCACCTGAAGGACATCAAGAAGCTGCTGTCGTTGGAGCTGACGTGGGCGTGGCTCAACGAAGCTCGCGAGATACCGAAGCCAGTGCTCGACATGTTGCAGGGTCGTGTCGGTCGCTACCCAGCGAAGCGCGACGGTGGCGCAACGCAGGCCTGCATCATCATGGACACCAACCCGTGCGACGAGGACCACTGGTGGTATCGCATCTTCGAGGAGGAGCGACCACCGGGGTTCGCCATCTTCCATCAGCCCAGTGGGCTCAGTGTGCACGCCGAGAACCTCGACAACTTGCCCGACCAATACTATGAGCGGCTGCAGCACGGTCACGACCAGGAGTGGGTCAACGTCTACGTGCACGGCAGGTACGGCTTCGTCATGGAAGGCAAGCCAGTGCACCCCACGTACCAGGACGACGTGCACGCCAGCGCCGACATCATCCCCTTCAATCACGAGGACGCGCTGGTCATCGGCATCGACTTCGGCCTGACGCCGGCGGCTGCGTTCCTGCAGCAGAACCAGTGGGGACAGTGGTGTGCCATCGACGAGCTGGTCACCGAGGACACTGCCACCGACCGCTTCGCCGAGCTGCTCAACACGAAGCTCCAGAAGGAGTACGGCTTCGCTACTGGCATCGACTTCTGGGGCGACCCTGCCGGCGACCAGCGAGCGCAGACCGACAAGGAGACGCCGTTCATGGTGCTGCAGGCGAGCGGCATCCCGGCGCAACCAGTGTGGACCAACGACGAAGTGATCAGACGAGGCGCCCTGTCACGGCAACTCTCTCGTCTCGGGATGAACGGCAAGCCAGGGTTCCAGGTGTCGCCGAAGTGTCGAATGCTGCGCAAGGGACTGGCCGGCGGCTTCAAGTATCGACGCATGTCGGTGACGGGTGAGGAGCGGTTCCACGACAAGCCCGACAAGAACATCTACAGCCACATCGTCGAGGCCTGCGAGTACGGATTGGTCGGCGCCGGCGAGGGCGACAAGCTCATCGAGTCATCGGTGGGTCGTACTCGCAAGCCCCGCGTGGTACGTAGCGGGGCACTGAGGTATCCACGACCACCACCACGAGGACACAGCCATGCGTGACACCGATCCCACCTACGAGAAGATGTCGAAGACCGAGAAGGGCCCCGCCTACTATCCCGGCGAGGTGGTGCACGGTGCGAAGGGCGCCGACAACAAGAGCGAGAGCCCTGGTGCTGGCAGCATCAACATGCCGCCCCCGAACTCGGGAAGCATGGGCGCCGCGATGACAGGCTCAGGCTTGCCGCCGGCCAACGGCATCCCGCTCGGCATGTCAGGCAACAACGGCAACCCGATGCCGCCAGGCCCCGCGGTCGACCCCATGATGAGTGCCGACGCTGGCCGAGGCCTGCCGCCTGGTCCCGAGTGCGGTGGGCATGACGTGGGCAACCCCGGCGAGCTACCGCCAGGCGTGCCAGTTGGCGAGACGCCGAAAGAGCCGCGAGGTGGTGGCAGCGCAGGGCGTGGTCCTGGCTCAGGTGGTGGACAGCTGCCCCCTGGCGTCAGTGTCTAAGGACGCACTAACGCCGGCGATCGCAGTACTCGCCGAGTCGTTCACCGACAGCGACTTCGCCATCGACTGCGACGGCTGCATTGCGTGTTGCCGTGGCGAGGTGGGTGCGAAGGTCGACCAGGCCGAAGAGGTGATGTTCGACACGGTCAAGGATGACCATGGCGAGTGGCGGCTGCGCAACGTGGACGGCAAGTGCGTCTATCTCATCACCAGTGAGAGCGGTCTCGAAGGCTGCAGCATCCACAGCCAGGCGCCACGACGGTGTCGCGAGTTCGACTGTCGCTCGGCCATCATCTTCTACAACAACGTGGGCATCGACGAGCTGGTCCGTACCTCGAAGCTCCCCCTCGATGTCGTGACCATGGGCCGAAAGAAGCTCGAAGAGTTCAACAACGTGATGAACCTGCGCGCCTTGTCAGGTGGCGGCGACCTCTCGTTCCTGATGGAGGACAAACCTGATGCACCCACGTGACATAGTTCAGCGATGGCAGGCGCACTACTCGGTGCGCAAGACTGTCGAGGAGCACTGGCAGCTCATCGAGCGCTTCGTGTGCCCTGGTCGGGGCAAGTTCTTCCAAGAGGAAAAGAGCGAGCACGAGCTGACGTGGCGACGGCGCGAACTCTACGACAGCACCGCACCCATGGCAGCGCAGTCGCTTGCCGCCAGCATCCACGGCTCGCTCACCTCGCCGGCTACGCAGTGGTTCCGCCTGCGCTTCCGCACTGACGACCTCAACGAGATGAAGGAGGCCAAGGAGTGGCTCGAAGAGTGCGAGGACAGGGTGTTCATGGCGCTGCAGGACAGCAACTTCAACATCGAGGCTGCCGAGGCCTACATGGATCTGGTGTGCTTCGGCACCACGGTGCTGGTCGAGGAGACCGAGAGCGAGGAAGAGTGGAACGGCGTGCAGTTCCAGGTGATCCACATCAGGGGCTGCTACTTCGACATGGATTGGAACCGCGACGTGCGCAACCTCTACCGTGAGATGGAGATGACCGCGGGGCAGATGGTGACCAAGTTCGGTGACAAGACCCCAGCGAAGATCCGCACAGCCTACGAGGCTGCCGCCGAGGTGGACCGCAAGTACACGGTGCTGTTCTGCATCTTCAGGCGCGACGACAAGAAGGACGTGAACACCAACCAACCGCTGGGCGTGCTCGAACGACCCTACGGCTGGCGCTATGTGATGGCCGATGACGCCACACCCATCGGCGAGGAGGGCGGCTACTACGAGATGCCGGCGTTCGTGGCTCGGTGGCGAATGATGAGCGGCAGCCAGTGGGGGTTCTCGCCGGCGATGCTGGCACTGCCCGACATACTGACGCTCAACGAGCTGGTCAACCTCATCCTGCGATCGGCAGAGAAGGTGCTCGACCCTGTGACGCTCACCACCCAGCGTGGCGTGATGGGCGACCTCGACATGGAGCCTGGCGGCGTGGTGGTGGTGCAGAACATCGACGACGTGAAGCCCTACGAGAGCGGGGCGCGCTTCGATGTGAGCGAGCTGACCAAGGACAACCTGCAGGCCAGCATCAGGACGACGTTCCACGTGGACCAACTGGAGCTGAAGGAGTCGCCAGCCATGACGGCGACCGAAGTCAACGTGCGCTACGAGCTGATGCAGCGCCTGCTCGGTCCCACACTGGGGCGCCTGCAGAACGACTTCCTCGACCCGCTGGTGAGCCGCACCTTCAAGATACTGATGCGCGCCGGCCAGCTGCCCGAGATGCCCGAGTCGCTGAAGGAGGCCGGCGGCGAGATGGACATCGAGTACACGGGACCGCTGGCGAGAGCGCAGCGCATGACCGAGGCCGACTCGATGACGAGGTGGGTCAACAACTTAGCGCCGCTGGCTCAGATCAAGCCAGAGATACTGGACAACGTCGACTTCGATGCCTTCGCTCGCGAGCTGGGCGAGACGCTGGGCGTGCCGGCATCCAACGTGCGCAGCGAGATCGACATCAAGCGCTTGCGCAAGTCTCGCGAGCAGGCGATGGCGAAGCAGCGCATGGCCGAGCAGGCTCAGGCCGAAGGCGCCGGCATGGAGGCCATCGGCAAGGGCAAGGGTGCGCTCAACGCCGGCTTCGGTGAGGAGGGCGCCAACCAGCTGCTCGAACAGGTCGGTCGACAGACGGGGGTAGGCGGTGGACAAGCCGGCTGAGTTAAAGCCACTACCGACACCCACGGACAAACTGCGCGAGGCGCGGCGCCAGACGATCGGCAAGGAGGCCGACATCGTGCAGCACGCACTGCACAACCCTAACGGCGTCGAGCTGCTCGCGCTGATGAAGCAACGGTTCCCCGGTGCGTTCCACATCGACTCAAACCAGCACGCCTTCAATGCGGGGCAACGCTCGACGGTGGTGTGGCTCGCAGAACTTCTCGACTTCAAGGTGGAGTGAACAACATGTGGACAACTCGGTATCCAGTAATGCAGGGCGAAGGTGGTGATGGCGCCGGTGGTGGCGGTGGCCCAGGCGGTGGTCTCCCACCGGCAGGTGGTGGCGGCCCAGGACCGGGCACTCCATGGTACGTGCCGCTCGCCGGCGACGCTGCCGATGCGCTGCCGACGATGGTCAAGGAAGCACCAGACTTTGCGACGTTCGTTAAGACGGCTCAAGATCTGAAGGCCTACCAGGGCGACAGCCTGCGCATCCCAGGCCCCGAAGCCACTGTCGAGGACCGCACGGCGTTCCATGCGAAGCTCGCAGAGCGTGTGCCCGGCGTCTACTACATGCCTGACGCCGAAGACCCGGCGCAGATCAAGGCACTGCAGCGCAAGCTCGGCGCACCCGAGGACGGCAACGGCTACCAGTTCACCCCGCCAGAGGGTGGCGACCTCGACGAGGCGATGACCGCGCAGTACCGCACCTGGGCCAACGACCTCGACATGACGCAGGCCCAGGCCGACGGCATCTACAAGAAGTTCAACGAGTACCAGCTCGCCACGGTCGGCGCCATGAAGGGCACGCACGACGAAGCGCTCAACGGACTGAAGGCCGAGTGGGGCGTCACCTACCCCGACAGGGTGAAGAAGATCGACCACCTGGTGAGCAAGTACGCCAACACCGAGGGGTTCCGCACCGAGCTTGCCAACGACAACGTGCCGCCGCACATCGTGAAGATGTTCGCCCAGATGGCTGATGGCCTGCTGGGTGAGGGCATGCAGATGGTGGGCACTGGCGAAGGGAACCAGCCGACTGGCGTGGCGCCTGCCGAAGCCGCCGCACGTGCAGCCGAGGTGAGAGCGCACCCTGCCTTCCTCGACAGCCACCACCCCGAGCACGGCTCGATGGTGGCGAAGCACCTGGAGTACATGAAACAGGCGAACCCGACCGCCAGCCAGGAGGCGCCGGCCAGGGCAGGGTTGGGATAGGGTTGCAGTCAGCGGTCGCTGGCGTTATACACCACACCAGAGGGGACTACCGCGACCGCGGCCCCCTCGCCCCCTGCCGGCAGACCAGGCTACGTCTGCAAGCAATGGGTCCGGTTGCTACCGGGTTACCCCTGCGAAGGACATTGTGTAAATCGTAGGAGGGCAGCCCCATGGCTACCAGCATCTCCAACGTCTACATCGAGACCTTCGAGCAGATTGTTCGACATCTCGCGCAGCAGGCTGCGACAAAGTTACGTTCACACGTGACGGAGCGCGCCGAGCAGAGCGAGAAGCACAACTGGGAACGGCTCGGTGCAGGTGTTGCATCCGAAAAGACCACTGTACTGCAGGACACCCCTGTTCAAGAACTCCCCTGGTCTCGGCGCGTGAGCTTGACTCGCACGTTCGATGCCGGCGAAGCGACCGAGCAGGAAGACATCGTGCAGATGCTCGTGGACCCCAACTCCAACATCGCCCAGAACATCGCGATGTCCCTGCGCCGAGCTGTCGATGACTTGATCATCGAGAACGCTACGGGTGACGCAACGGACGGCAGCGGTGGCGCTGTGCCTCTCCCCGCTTCGCAGACCATCGGAACCGGCGCCGCGCCGATCAGCTTCGATGACATCACTGCGGTGCAGGAGCTGTTCATGCAGAACGACATCGACCCCGACGTGCCCAAGGTGGCAATCGTGGGGCCGACTCAGGTGCGCAAGCTGATGCAGCTGACCGAGCAGACCTCGAAGGACTACGTCCGACAGGGGCTCGACGAGCTGTCGCAGTACGGCATCGTGCCGTCGTGGATGGGCTTCACCTGGATCATGTCGACGCGCTTGCTGGCGCCGGCACCGGGCGAGCTGTTCTGCTTGTTCTTCACCCGCAGGGCACTTGGCCTGCACATCGCTCGCGACATCACTGTGCGAGTGGCGGAAGACCCCTCGAAGAGTTTCGCGTGGCGTATCTACGGATACTGGTCGATGGGCAGCGTGCGTGTAGAAGACGAACACATGGTCAATCTGCACGTGAAGGATGCTCTTGCGTAAGAGCTGAACTCGTTAGGTGGTCGGGGGCACGTTGCCCCCTTCCCCCTTGCTGAAGAGAGAGTACGAACATGGCTGACAACAACACAGTCCAATACAACCACGACGTGAACCGCCAGACGCGGAACGTCGTGCGCCTGGCCGCCATCACTGCGGAGCGAGGCTACTACCCGACCGGTAGCGAGACCGAGCTTCGACTGGAGCAGCAGGAGATCGACATGACTGCTCGGGTGGCGAACGATACCGCGAGGATCGCTCACTACGACGCCTACGAAGTCAACTAGCCGTGGCGATTGGCGCGCCCCCCGAATGGATCTCTGACAACGTGGCGGCTATCCGCCTTCGCCTGGTCAACCAGGTGGCGGCATTCAATGCCGAGCTTGCGCTGAAGAGCACGATACCGGGGTCAGCCAAGGAGGCGCGCCTGATTTTCTATCGCGACGCACAGCAGAGCCGCATCGACCAGGGCACTGCGTTTCTCAATCACTACTTCACCCTTTAGGAGGGGACCATGGGCACACAGGTAGCGACGACCTACAACCAGTCGAAGCAGGACATGGTCCTGTCGACCGTCGGAGCAGGCGCCCTCGTGCCCGGTGCCGGCGAGCTTGTGCTGTGGGTGGGTGACGACGTGGAAGCGCAGAACCAGTTGGAGGTGCTAGCGCTGCTCGACGCCGGCTTCGATGTGCTGCAAGAGGCGCAGATGCCGGCAGACGCCGCTGTGTCGACTGGCTCAGGCGAGGTGCGTCTCGGCAAGGCGAACGTCGAGTTCAGCGAGGGCGCCGCCACGCCGGCACTCGCCGAGACTGACGCCGCGGTGTTCTACGATTCCGGGTTCACGAACCTACCGCACAACAGCCAGCTCGTGAAGGGCATGTACAACAAGGCTCGCGAGCGACTGTTCGAGGACCACTTCAAACTGCAGTAGGAGGCGACATGCCGAAGAAAGCTATCAACCGCACCATGATCAACAAGGTGCAGAGGCACCTGCGCGAGGGCCACACGCCCGAAGCGATCGCTGCGTCGTACAACATCGAGCTGGGTGTCGTGAAGGCATTCACCGAGGAGAACGAGGCCGAGGTGCGCGAGTCGATTCGCGAAGCCGAGAACGTGTTGCACCTCGAAGACAAGATCGCCAAAGACGAAGAGAGCGCGGCGAAGGCGAAGCGCCGGCAGTCGGCACAGAAGGCAGCAGCGACTCGTAGAGCGAACGCGGAAGCAGCACAAGCCGATAGCGCGTAGGGAGTAGCCCATGGCCTCCCAGGTGTCTATCTGCAATCAGGCACTGGGGTGGCTCGGTGCGAACCTGATCATCTCCTTGAACGATGACAACAAGGAGGCTGCGCTGTGCAAGGCGAACTACCCCGACATCCGCGATGCAGTGCTCGAAGAGCGCGAGTGGACGTTCTGCGTTCGCCGCATCAGGTTGACGCCGACGGTGGTGGAGCCAGTCTACGGGTACACCAACCAGTTCCTGATACCGCCCGATGTCATCCGCATCCTCAACGTCCCCGACACGCGCTTCGGTGACAGCAACGACACGCTGATTGGCACCGGGCTGGGTGGCAGGGCCGAGGGCCCCGACCAGCAGCCGCAGCTGTCGACGTTCCGAGTCGAGTCTCTCGAAGAGACCACCGCGACTGGCAAGGTGCTGCTCGCCAACGTCGACTCGGTGTTCCTGCGTGTCATCTGGCGCGTGACCAACATCGGCCTGTACTCGCCGAGCTTCGTCCAGTGCCTGGCGCAGCGCATCGCCGCTGACCTCGCTATCCCGCTCACGCAGAACCGCACCCTGCAGCGCGACATGTGGACACTCTACGAGCAGAAGCTCCAGAGGGCATCGGCCATGGACGGTATCCAGGGCAAGATGGAGATGAAGCGCAGCGAAGCGATCACCCGAGTCCGATGACCACACTCCAAGACGCAAAGCTCGCCACCCTGCAGACGCAGCTCGCGGCCACCGGGCACGTCAACGACCTGGAGCTGCTGTGGGTGCAGGCGCTCGGCGCCACCTCGGGCAGCATCGTCGATGGCTGGTGGGAGGTGTTCGACGCCGCTGCCATCCCGCCGGGGCAGTTCAACGACCGAGCCGTGCAATACATCATCTCGGTGGTGGGCGCGCCACCGTCGGAGGACTACAACGAGTACTGGCGTCACTACTGGCTGAACGCAACGCTGGGTCCGGTCGCGCCATCGCCGCCGGATCCTGTCAACCTGCTGCACTGGTGGGACTTCACCGATGCGGCGACGGTGTTCTCCGATGTCGGCGGGACCACGCAGGCGCTCGACGGGCAGTCCATCCGCAACGTGACCAACAAGGGCACCGACGGTCAGGCCATGATCGATGCCGGCGCCGTGCCGGTGCTGCGCACCGACCAGATCAACGGTCTGCAGGTGCTCGACTCGGCGGCCATCGGCTCACCGCTGTCGACGGTGCTCACCAACCCATCGAACGCCGGCGGCATCACCATCGCGGTGGCTGTGAAGATCGGCGCCTCGGTGGCGACTCAAGCGGTGGTCGAGTGGATCGAAGCCGCTGTCACGCAGCACACCATTCGCGCCAACGATTCCGGGTTCGGGTGGGAGGTGGCGACATCGGGCGACCCCGGCAACTTCGTGAACGCCGGCAAGGCAGTCATCGAGAACCAGTGGGTGTGGGTCATCGGCTCCATCACGGGTGCGTTCTACGACCACCAGGTGGCCGGCGCTTCCATCGTCGCGGGGCTCACCGGGTACAACCCCGTGGCCGGCGGCGCCACCATGAACATCGGCGGCATCGAGGGCCAGGTGGGCGAGGTGCTCGTCTACTCGAACCAGCAGCCGCAGCCGTTCGCACTGACCACCTACTTCGACGCGAAGTACGGGGCCATGCCGCTGCAGCGTGGGCTCCCTGCCGAGACCCACCTGCGTCACTTCTGGGACTTCAACGACGGCTCCACACTGTGGGCCGACACCGCTGGCACCATCGCCATCACGCCGGGAACGCCCATCAAGCGAGCCGACGACAAGGGCTATGTCGGCGCCGACGCGCAAGATCTCATCGGTGGCTCGGCACCGAGCTGGGTGCTCGATGCAGCGACCGGCCTCATGGGCGCGGATAGCGCCATCGTCAACGCCGGCATCGCGCAGACGGCGTGGACGGTAACGCCCGGTGACGCCGCCGGGATCATGAACTGGGCCATCACCCGGCAGGACGTGTCCCCAGGAGCGGTCACCAACCTGTCGTTCTCGTGGGCGAACTTCGGTGGGGCGAACGCGCACTACGGCAACCGTGCTCGCCAGGATTTCACGCCGCCGGATCCCTACGAAGCCATCCTCGGCACCCAGGTAGTGAACCAGGGGCGCATCACGGGTGCCGGCGAGCATGTGCTGCAGTACAGCGGCAACGACTCTGGCAACAACGGGCGCACGAAGGTCTCGGGTGCTGCCGAGGTGTCGGTGGTCGAGCCTTACGTGCCGGTCCCGGTGCCCAACACCATCACCTTGGCAGCGGTCTTCGGTTCGACGCTGCAGGCAGGGTGCTACGACCAGCTGCCCAGCGTCGAGGAGCGCGCCATGCTCGTACAGTACGCCGACTGGGTGACTGGGCTCACGCTGCCAGCCTGATGACATGCCGTACTACCCGATCCAGTCATCGTTCAGTGCCGGCGAAATCAGCCCGAGGGTGTACGCCCAAGAAGACTCGCCTGTCTATCAGAAGGGCACCGAGATCATGCGCAACTTCGTCGCGCTCTCGCAGGGCCCAGCGAAGCGCCGCACGGCGTTCCGGTTCATTGCCGACCTGGCCGACGTGGGCGCCATCGACGAGCAGCAACCTGCGCGCATCATCCCCTTCGACCTGAGCGAGAACGTCACCTTCATCCTGGTGCTGACGCACCTGCGCATGGACATCTACAACCTGAACGGTCCCGCGGTCGACAACAACATCGTCGAGGACGGTGACTTCTTCGAGGAGCTGACGGCGTGGCTGCTGCTCACCACGAACGCCGGCAGGGTGGGCTACAACGCAGAGCAGCGTGGTGCCGAACTCAACGCCACCGCACAAGGTGGGTCGACTGCGTTCATCGAGCAGGAGATGACAGCGCTCACGGCAGGCACCCACACGTTCAGTGGCAAGTTCGTGAACCAGGTGCCGGGCTCGGGCGCCTTGTGCCGCATTATGATCGGCAGTGCGCAAGGGCTCGCCGACATCCTCGACATGCAGACCGACTCGAACCCACAACTGGTGGTTGGTGGCCTTGTCCTCGCGCTGGGTGCGGTGTGGATCCGCTTCGAGATGACCGCGGGGTCGGGACACTTCGTGCTCGACAACATCCAGCTGCTGGACGACGCCGGCGCAGGTGCCGTGACCTTCGTCACCGAGTGGACCGAGCGTGAGATAGGCGAGATTCAGTTTGCCCTGCCACCGAATGAGGAGACCATCTTCCTGGTGCAGGAGAACCACGACCCCTACGAGCTGCTGCTCGACCTGACGACGGCGACCTTCACCTTCCAGACGATACCGCTGTCGGACGCGCCGGCAGAGTGGACGGGCTCGAACTTTCCCGGTGTGGTGGGCTTTTTCCAGGGGCGCAGTTGGTTCGCACGCACGCCCGATCGCCCCGGTGCCATCTGGGGCTCGGTGTCGGCGCAGTACCGCAACTTCCTCGAAGGCGCCAACCCCGCCGATGCCATCTCGTGGGAGCTGAACCAGCGCGGTGCCATCCAGTGGATGCAGGGCGTGCGCGAGTTCCTGGTGGCGACCGAGAACCAGGAGAACATCGTCACCTCGTCGCAAGGGATCCTGAAGACCGGCGACGTGGAGGTGGTGCAACAGTCTGCCTTCGGCTCGACGTTCATTCAGTCTGCCGAGATCGGTGACCAGGTGCTGTACATCACCGCAGACCGCACGAAGCTCAGGGCCGAGCAGCAGAGCTTCATCGAGCAGGGCTGGATCGCCATCGACCTGACGTTCCCCTCGGAGCACATCCTGAAGGGCTTCGGCCTGCGCGCCACCCGCATCGCCTTCGCCCGTGACCCGGAGCAAGTCATCTGGATTCTGCGCGAGAACGGCACGCTGGCCGGCAGCACCTACGAGCGCAGCCTGGAGATTGTCGGCTGGCATCAGCACGAGGTGGGCAACACCGGGCCCATCGTCAGCGACCCAGGCGAGCGCGAGGTGCGCGAGTTCCCCGCCGAGATACTCGACATCGCGCCGCTGAACTTCCAGGGCATCGACCTGGTGGTCGCGGTCACCCGGCGCATCATCGACGGCGAGCCGAAGATCTACCTCGAAGAGATGGACCTGACGCAAAACGTGTATCAGGAGTCGTGGGTGGAGTACACGCTGCCCGACCTCACCACGACGGTGACAGGGCTCGACCACCTCGAAGGCGAGATCGTCACGGTGCTCGTGGACGACGCTGTCGACCCCGACACCACGGTAAGCGGTGGCGCCATCGAGACGCAGCGCGAGGGCTACAACTTCAAGATCGGGTTGAAAGCACCGTGCCTGTTGCTCACGCTACCGAAGACCGGCGGCAACCGGGCCGGCACGGCGCAGGGCACGCTCAGGCGCAACGTCGAGATCTACATTCGACTGCTGACCTCGACGCGGCCCTTCCTGAACGGTGTGCGACCACCCGACCGGACACCGTCGACACCGATGGACACGCCCGAGCCGCTGGAGAGCACGGACGTTAAAGTCATGGACCTCGGCTACGATCTCTTCGGTCGTGTCGAGGTGTACGAGGATGTACCGAAGGACGTGCAGGTGCTCGGTCTCTTCGGCAAAACGGACACGCAACACGTATGACCAAAGTGCGCGCTTATCAGACTGGAGATGTGGACCAGATCCCACGCCGTGCCGAGCAGCTGCAGCGGCAATGGTTCGATGCGCTCATCATCTTGAGCGACCACGCCGTCACGCTGACCGACGACGACGACAACGTGCTGGTGTGCATGGGCAGCGCGATGCTGTGGCCTGGTGTCGCCGACATCTGGAGCCTGGTGCACCCCGAGTCGGGGACGCATGCGCTCACCCTGGTGCGCGACACACGCAAGGTCATCGAAGACTACTGCCAGGTGTACGGTGTGCACCGCTGCAATGCGCAGGCCTTCGACGAGGACCAGCACAAGTGGATGCAGCTGCTCGGCTTCGTCGATGAGCACGTGAAGGCGCGCTACGGTCCACAGCAGCAAGACGTGATCGGCATGGTCAAGTGGTACAAGGCGAAGAAGGTGGAGGTGCAGCCGAAACCAGAGTGGGCGGCTGGCTTCGAGCCACGCTATGACACGCCAGAGTTAGGAGGTGCGAGTAATGAACCGGCATAGACGGAGGCCGACCACGATCGGTCCCATGGGCAGAGAGTTCGAGCTTGTCGAGCGCGAGCCGGATTGGCACGCCTACGCCGGTCCCCACGTCACGGCTGTGGTGGTCATGGCGGTAGCGACGGTGGTCTCGGGCGTGATGACTTACAAGTCAGCGCAGAGCGCGGCGAAGTCGCAGAAGCAGCTCGCCGAGGCGAACGCCCAGCGCATCGCCGCGGAGAAGGCCGAGCAGCTGCGCAAGATGAAGCTGCAACAGGCGCAGACCCTGAGCCAGGCGCAGGCCGCGGCGGCGGCGAGTGGCATGACGGTGGAGGGCACGCAGAAATCCTACATCGAGCAGATGCGCGACTCGTTCAAAGCCGAGCGCGACTGGCTGCAGGCGTCGAGCAGCTCGCAGCAGAGCATCACGCGCCAAGAGGGGGCGGCGCGAGCCAGTGCCACGTCAGCACAAGGGCAGGCAGCGCTCGTCGGTAGCGTCGGAAAGGCGGCGAGCTACTGGGGCTGATGGCAAAACTCCCCGACATCAACTACCTGTCGTCGACACCCGGCCTGGGTCGGCAGGATCTCAGCTTGCCCAGCAAAGTGGCAGCTGCGCAGTCGGCGCTGTACGGCAGCGTCGAGAAGGTGGTGGTCGACTTCGCCGAGCAGGCGGCTGCCACTGCGATGAGCGAGGGTGTGGCCGGCGCGCAGAACGAACTCTCGCAACTGAAGACCGTGCTCGTGCAGAACAAGGTGACCGATGTCGATGCCTACGACCTGCAGCCAGGCGTCGACTACAAGGCGGAAGATGTCGACGGCAACCCGGTCGAGAGTTTCTCCAGCTACCACACGATGGAGAAGGTGTGGGCCGACGGCGTCAAGACGATCACAGACAAGTACACCGAGGGCATGGCGCCAGGGCAGCGCCGGGTCATGCGCCAGAAGCTCGCCGGCTCGATCACGAAGATGGGCGACACGGTGCAGAAGCAGGCCTTCGTGTGGCGCACCGACGAGTACAACGCCAAGGCCGACCAGGCAGTGCACACGCTCAGGAACTCTGCGACGTTCGAGATCAAGGACGAAGTCAAGCAGCAGATCAGTTCGACGATCAACGACCAGGTGCGCTCGGGCGCCATCACTGCCGAGGAGGGCGTGAAGAAGAGCCGCGTCGAGCGCTCGAAGGTGGACTACCACGTCACCTCGCAACTGCTCACCGAGGGTGGGCGCGCCGAGCTGGACCAGGTCGAAGAGATGCTCTCCCGGCCACCCGCAGAGACAGGCCTCGAACTCACACTGGAGCAGCGCAAGGCGCTGTACACCCAGATGGATGCGCGGGAGAACCGGTTGGAGCGCAATCGCGAGAAGGCCGAGAAGCTCGAAGGCGAGCGCTTCGTCACCAACACGCTCATCGACATCCAAGAGAACGGTGCGAAGCCGTGGGACCAGATCCGCCAGCTCACGAAGGACATGCCGCCGGCATCGGCGCGCCTCGCTGTGACGCTCAACCAACTGAAGATGAAGGAGGCGGCGGAAGAGGACGACGAGGGCGACGAGACCATCTACGCCGGCATCGAGACTGACATCCTGGCTGCCGGCCTGGCGGCTGATGTCTCGCCGCAGGTGATGCAGGATGTCCTGACCAACCAGGTCTATCAGGCGCTGGTCGACCAGCAAGCGGGGCGCCCCGGCATCACCGCTGACCAGGCCAACGTGCTGCGCGGTCGTATCGCTGGGGCCATGAAGGAGAAGATGCGCCCGATCGGTTACAACGATGCGAAGGAGCAGCTCGCCGGCTACATCACCAAGGGCAGCGTCGCGAACCTCGGCACCCGCAACAACGGCGCGCAGGCACTGAAGTTCTACGAGGCGCTGCGCGACATGAATGCGGCAGTGCGCAGTGGCGAGACTCGCGATCCCCTCGCCTGGGTGGAGCAGAACAAGGACAACTACCTGGGCGGCACCGCAGTGGCGAACATGACCAAGGCCGATGTCGCGATCGCCGAGCGCTTCTCGGTAGCGGCAGACGTGGGTGGGCCCGAGGGCGGGACACCGTACAACACGACTGCGTCGTTGGAGAAGGCACGTGCCGCGTATGACGCCGGCAGCATCAGCCCCAGCACCTACCAGATGACGGTGGACTTCTTCCGCGATCGGCGCGCTGCGCACATGGAGCTGCTACGCCGGCGAGCAGAGAGGGAGAACCAGTAATGGCCGAGCGACCGACCACGATTGGCGACGTAGTCATCCGCATTCCGGGGAAGCCGGATCTGCCCGAAGGCACGCCATGGACCCACACCGACCCCGACGTGCCGTTGGCAGAGGACGTGCGCCCTGCGCCACCGTCATTGACGGACCTCACCGACGACCTCATCGGGGAGCGTGTCGAGGAGCGCGACGTTGAGCAGATGCCTGACGTGATGACTGCCGATCGCGAGAACGAAGCGGCACGCAGCCAGGTGGTCGACGAAGAGACGCAGACACAGGTGACCGACAGCGGGGTGATGAACTCAGCCGGCGCGCCTGAGCAGTACGACTTCCGTCAGCTGGTGGAGAGCGGGGGCAACCTGAAGTCTGCCGGCGAAGAGCAGGGCATCGACCTGCCGAACGAGCACTGGAAGCCGATGACCTACGGCATTGCCGGCTTCGATGTGGTGACCGGCGAGCGTGTGACCGAGCGCTGGGACGACGCCGACGGCTTCATCGCCGAGGGTGTGGCTGGCATCAGGGACTCGACCTCGAACACAGCGAAGGGACCACCCGTCGAGGACATCGAGTCGCTGGCGAACATTGCCTACGGGGTGCAGAACGAGGGCGCCTCGCTGGAGGACTACAAGAAGCAGCTCGGGAGCTACCACAGCGACGAGAACATCCAGCGCGCCTGGAACGCCACGCAGCGTGTGCGCATGCGCGAGTCGCTCGAAGAGTTCGGCATGGACCACGGAGAGGCGGCAGCCGAAGCGCTTGGCAACGAGCCCCCGCTGCCCGAGCTTCCCGAGCCCCTGCTCTACGAGGAGCTGACGGAGAACACCACCTGGATGGCGGCGGCGCAGACTCTGTGGAACGCGCTCGAAGGCGACAACCCGGTGGTGCAGGGCATCGAGGGCGAATACTTCGCCGAGCCCGAGGACCGTCCACCGCTGCCACCCGACCAGCTGTCGGATTGGCTCATCACGAAGATGTCGAGCTTCAACTGGAACGTCGCCTACATGGCCTACCTCACCACCCGCGTGATGAACGGCGACGAGAACTTCAAGATGGCTGCCTACAACGCCATGACGATGTACGACAACCTCGACAGTGCGCCGGGACAGACCGGTCGCGCTATCGGCTACGTGCTGGCCGACCCGCTGACCTACATGAGCTTCGGCAGCGGCACCCTGGCGGCGAAGGCTGCGGCGATCCCGATGAAGAGCATGGTCGCGAAGATCGCCATGGGGGGTGCTGCCGGCGGCGCGCTCGAAGGTGGCCTGTTCATGGGCGTCGAGGACTCGCTGCGCCAGACCATCGAGATGGAGGCCGGCGCCCGAGAGGAGCGTGACCTCGGCCAGACGGCTGGCGCTGCGGCGCTGGGGACCGCTGGGGGTGCCGTGCTGGGTGGCACGCTAGCCGCGGCAGCCTCGAAGCCGGCCAGAAAGCTGTACATGCGCGCCGGGCGTCGCATCAAGGAGAATGCCTTCAGCGTGCGCCACATGGCGCCAGGCACGCCGATGGCGCAGACCGGGAGCCTCGGGGACCAAGCCGCCGGCAGAGCTGCTGCGAGGGCAGACAAGGCCAGGACGAAGCTCTCAGAGGGGCAGAAGGTCAACGACCTGGACGTGCTGGCGCTGCTGGAGACGGCCAACGACGACGTGTTGTCTCCGATCACATACCACTCCACCCAGGACCACGTGCGTAAGACACTGAACCGTAAGGCCTCGGGCGCTTGGGAGCCTGAGTATGCCGGCGCCCGACTGTGCGACGACGACGGCTGCGTCGAGCTGGGGCTGCCGACGGTTGATCACTGGATGACCCGCGTCGAGGAGATGCTCTCCCCGGAGGAGATCTTAGCGGCGAAGGGCTGGTACGCAGAGATAGCCGGCGCCTTCGAGCGCGAGTTCGGCGACGAGGGACCGCAGGTGATGACGGCGTGGCTCATGTCGAACCAGAACGTCGACCCGGCTGGGGCCCTGATGAACGCCCTGCGGGTGCGCGAGCAGGTGGGCTCAGGCGCCGCGGGGAAGCTCGGGGGCCTGTCCGATGCGATGGTGCGCAAGCTCTTCCAGGGCGAGGTGCCGTCCAAGGGCATGGGCCTGAAGCTCCACGACTTCATCGACTCAGCGCTCGGCAAGGGTCGGCGCACTGCTGCCGGCAACGTCGCCGAGCTGGGCGCGCCGGCAGTCATCGACGTGCACAGTGCGCGTGACATGGGCTACGTGGATCCGGCGTATCGCAACCACCTGATCAGTCGCTTCGGTGCTGATGCTGTTGCCGCTGCCGGGATCCCAACCGAGTGGGGCGCGAAGCTCGACTTCGGCAAGGAGTACCTCGACAAGGCGACCGGCAAACCGATGGCGAGCGGTGGCGTCACCGACACGCAGTACGAGCACGCCGCGAACCACATGCGCGCCATGACCGACGAGCTGAATGCGATGGGCTTTGCCGGCGGCGACCTCACGCCGATGCAGGTGCAGGCGATCGGATGGACCGCGCAAGCCAGGCGCACTGGCAGCGAGGCCTTCAACGCCGTGCAGAGCATCGAGCGCAACACGCGCCAGGTGAGCTACGAGCTGTCGCCGGGTGCTGCGACCGAGTTCGCCACGGTGTTCGGCAGCAGGTTCGACGCGCTCGACTATGCTGAGAAGTCACGAGTCACGCGCAAGGTCAGCGACCTGGCGTCGGGTGTTGCGTTGTCGATAGTGCGACCGCACGAGAGCGTGCGCTTCTACGGTCCCGGTGGCTGGCAAGACTTCCCCGCGATGCCGAGCGCACACCAGAAGGTGGTGTCGTCGCTCGAAGCTGCCGAGGACATGGCTGCCATCATGGGCTATCTACTGCAGCAGGACAGCGTGCTCGTGTCGCGCCCGGTTGCGCGCAAGACCGGATGGAAGGCGGGGCTCGACATCGTCGGCCCGAAGCTCACCAACCCGGAGAAGGTGACCGAGTTCTGGAGCAAGCTCCAAGAGGCGGCGCCACAGTTGAAAGAGCTGGGGTTCATGCCCGTGCGAGAGTCTGCCGGCGAAGGCATCCGCATTGTGTTCGACAAGGGTGGCGACAAGTACACCGCAGCGCTGCAAGAAGAACTGGCCGACGCCATCGAGCGTGTGGCCGAAGAGATGGACATTACCGTGAGCCCTGCGTTCACAAAAATAGAGGCGAAGTTCCATGGCAATGACTGGAGCACCAGCAAGAAGGGCGAGGGTTATCTGGCGCGGATTAAGAGCCGATACGGATCCCGTGTACAACGAACCCTGGAGCGTGAGCATCGGCGGAACATCGCCCAACTCTTCGCCGAAGAACTCACCAAAGCGGAAGAGCGCAGCGCGGCGAAAGCAGCCGAAGGCGTAGAGTAATGGCACTCGACAGAGAACAGGCGCAAGCCTACCTCGCCGAAGAGGTGCAGCACGAGGCGATGGACATCGACCGGCGTGCAATGAACATCGGCGACGTGACCATTCGCATTCCGGGGAAGACAGACCTGCCTGAAGGCATGCCCCTGCGCGAGCAGGAACCCAACGGCGAGCAGATGGTCGCGGGGCTCGGCAAGCTCGGGGGCATCCTCGCGCACAAGACCGGCAAGATGATCGAGCGCCAGCGTGCCAGCATTGCCGCACCACCGAGCATTGACCCCGTCGAGGGTCGCGCCATTCTCGAATCACTCTCTGACGACGTGCCGCTGGAGAAGCGCACCGACCAGCGCAACATCAACATCGAGCGCCACCACGAAGGCGCGCCGGCATCGAGCCTGGAGTGGGAGCCTGCCGAGATGCTGCGCATAGCTGAGACCAGCGACGACATCGCTAAGGTGCTCGACTACACCGCGCAGCGCATGGAGACGATGGAGAAGGTGAGCTTCGAGTCGATCCGCGAGGGCACCGACAGCCACGCCAAGATAATGACCGAGTTCGAGCCCATCCTGCGCGGCCAGAAGGGACTGTGGACGGCACGTCAGCTGTTCGCAGCTCGGCGCATTCTCTCGACGGTGGGTGAGTCGCTGACCGGGCTGGGCCAACGCATCAAAGCCGGCGACCGCTCACCTGAAGTGCTGCTGCGATTCGAGCAGAAGAGCGCTGCGTTCATGGCGATCCACGAGGGGCTGCGAAAGAATGTGCGTGGTGTCGCCCAGGCTCTCTCCCAGCAACGGATGATTGCCGAGACCCTGGACTCGGGCGACATCCAACGCATTGCCGAGGTGATGGCTGTGGAAGGCGGCGCCACGCACGACACCCACAAGCGCGCTGCGCTGATGATGAAAGCGATCGAGGAGGGCAACCCCGACGACATCAACACCATGGTCAATGCGATCAAGGGCAACAAGTGGCGCCGCGGCATGGACCTCGCGATTCAATACTGGCAGGCGAGCATCCTGTCAGGGCCGACCACGCACATCGTGAACCTGACCGGCAACACTGCCGTCGCACTGTGGGAAGCGGGGATGGTGCGACCGCTGGCTGCCGGCATCGGCGCTGTGCGCACAGCCATCCCTGGTGCGAACCCTGACCGGGTGACGGGTGAGGAGGCGATCGCTAACGTCATGGCCGGCTGGGCGGGTGCACGTGACGGCGTGGCTGCCGCCTACGAGGTGCTCAAGGGCAAGCAGGGACAGTTCAGAGGGAGCCGTGTTGATTACCGATCACCGGAGGAACTGGGCGAACTGGAAAAAGCGGGTCAGTGGGTTGGCGAGAAGCTCACGGGCGGCTCGGCTACTGGTGCAAAAATCGGCGAGTACGCTGCGGCGCTGCCGTTCAAGATGCTGCAATCCGGTGACGAGATCTTCAAGACGCTCGCCTACCGCCAGGAGATAACCGCGCTGGTGGTGCGCGATGCGATGCGCCGCGGCCTGCGGGGCGATGACTTTCGGGCGCACGTGAACGACTCGATCAACAGTCCCCCGCCGGAACTCTATGACGCCGCGATGAGGCGTGCTCGCGAGATGACGTTCCAAGAGCGTGACCTCGGTGGCCTGGCCGGCGCGCTGCTCAACGGTGCACGGGGCATTGTCGAAGAGTACCCGATGGCGAAGTTCGTCATGCCATTCATCACGACGCCGTCGAACCTGCTGCGTTACTCCATGGAGACCAGCGCGCTCGCCGTCGTCTCGCCACGGCTCATCGGCCAGGTGCGCAAGGGTGGCGCCGAGGCCGACATCGCGCTGGCGAAGATGTCGCTGGGCCTGCTGGTAACCGTCGCTGCGCTCGCTGCTTACGAGAACGGCTCGATCACCGGCAACGGTCCCGAAGACTGGGGCCTGCGCGAGGTGCTACTGAAGACCGGGTGGAAGCCGAACTCTATCCGCATCGGTGACCAGTACTTCACCTACAACCGGATGGATCCGTTCGCCGCTTCGATGTCGGCGATCGCGGATCACCTCGACAAGGCGAAGTTCGCGGGGCGCGAGTCGACCACCGAGGAGGCGATCATGCAGGTGTCGTTCGGCATCGCCGAGCACACGCTCGATGCCACGTACATGCGCAGCGTCAACGACTTGTTGAAAGCCATCGACGGCAGCGAGAAGCAGCGGAACTCTTTCCTCGCCAACTACGCTGCGAGCTTCGTGCCTTACAGCAGTGCGCTGCGCTCCCTCGATCGCCACAAAGACGACTACGGCAGGGCGCGCTACAACGACCAGTACACGCAGGGGCTGACGCACCAGATCTGGCAACGGGTCGCACAGTCGACGCCAGACTTCGTGCCGCTCATGCCGGGGTCGAGTGACCTGCCGAAGCGTCGCTACTGGGACGGCTCGTATGTTATCCCGCAGCCAGGGCATGCTGCGTGGAACTCGTCGCCGATCAAGTGGAGCCAGCAGGAAGATGTGAATGCGGCAGACGCGGCTCTCATTGCGAACGGGTACGGACCCTCGCGCCCACCGTCGATCATGTCGCTCGGTGGTGTCGAGTTCAGCCTGCTCGCGCTCGACCGAGGGCGCGGCTGGATCTACGATGCCTTCGTCGAGAGGGTGGGCAAGGAGCGCAAGAAGTTTGTCGACGACCTCATCGCGACCCCCGGATTCAACGACCTCGAAGCCGGCCCTGGCAGCGAACAGTTCTACGAGCTGCGCAAGGCGGTAGGGCAGGCGACGGTGGTCGCACGTGCCGAGTTCATCGAAGACGATCTCAAGCGCCTGATACTCGGAGACCCCGAGGCCAGCTCCATGGTTGCAGAGATGTTCGGCATGAACCCCGAAGCCGTGGTCGACATGCTGAAGGCTCGTGTCGAGGCCGGCTTCGAGATGACCGAAGAAGAGAAAGAGATTTTCCGTGTCCGTCGCAAAGCGGAACGCCCCGGCTTGCCCGTGCCAGAACGCAGCGACGCACCCTTGAGGTTCTAAGACGATGACAGTCAACGACACTACACCGAGAGTTCAGCACGTCACCGATGGTGTGCAGGACACCTTCTCGTTCACCTTCCGAGTTCTGGAAGATGACGATGTGGAGGTGTACCTCGACGACAACACAACGCCAGAGTCGGATGCCACGTACACGGTCAACCTGAGCGTAGGGCCCCCGGCTGGACAGAACGGTGGTGACGTGGTGATGGACACCCCGCCGGCCACCGGCACGCTGACGGTCCAACGCCGCACCGACCAGACGCAGGAGGTTGACTACGTTCCCTTCGATGCGTTCCCTGCCGAGACTCACGAGACCGCGCTCGACAAGGCGATGATGGTGGCGCAGGAGAACCGTGACATTCAGGACCGGGTCTTCTTCGCCGTGCCAGGGTACGACCCCAACACCGAGCTGACCATCCCCGACTACGAGAGCGGCAAGTTCCTGCAGTGGAGCGTGGACCCCGACGACGGGTTGCCCCATCGGCTCATCAACAGCGACGTGGATGCGACCGGCCTCCAGCAGGCAGTGGACGACGCCGAAGCAGCAGCAGCAGCGGCAGCAGCGAGCGCCGCCGACGCGCAGAATAGCGCCGATGCCGCGGCCACCTCCGAGACCAACGCGGCGAACAGTGAAAGCAATGCTGCGACCAGCGAGACCAACGCGGCTAACTCGGAGGCCGGTCGCATC